ACCAGATATACCGGCAGATGTGATTGGTAGTATAGAGGAGGCCCATGGTAAGTCCTCTGTGGGTAATATGTTTTTATTTGCTGTGTGAATACCTAAACAACGAACACGAAGACGGCCAAGATATTCTGGGTCTTGTCTATCTTCTACGACACCATTGAACCAGATAAAACCATTACGGCCAAGGAAGTTTTTGTCTATACTCATTTTATTTTTTCTCGATATATGTTTGCTTTTAATTCACTCATCTTACTCTATTTTAACCTATTTAAAATGGCCTTACGCCAGTGTGTTAAAGTTATATTTATCACTGTGATCCTCGCCGATAGGTAGCCAAACCCTTGTCCAATATGAAAACAGGCAGTCGCCAGACTGACTTCAGCTTCTTTGTCCTCTAATCTACCTTTGAAGAACCTTTGATATGATCTTTTATCAATGTCCTCTATCAGTTTCATAGAGAGGTGGTTATATGAGGTTTTAATGTTGTTTATTAGTTTGTTCATTGTCTTATATACTTGCCTTTCACGGTGGTTTGTGTTATGTTGTAAGTCGTTCTCTCGGTCTTTGATGATAGGCCTCTGGTAACCTCTCGGAGGCGCCGGAAACTCTTAAATCCTCTATATCCCTTCGAGTAAATCATTCTTAATTTGTTCTTTATCCAATTCGTATATGTTCATTAGTTTAGTATTATATTCTTTCTCGCTTATGATGGTTTGATTCAATTGAGGGTCAAACTCTGATCTTACGGCGTCCTTCATACATTTAAGGGACATCTCGTGTCTTTCATCTACTACGGATATATTGTGTTTAATGGCCATGATAAGGTAACGACCTGACCAATAAGGATTTGATTGTGACTTGGCCTTACTGTCTGATAACGGTCTCATTAATGGCATATCAAAGGTAATGATATCACCAGCATGCAACATTGTGTTACCATAAACTTGTAGTGATAGATTTACGTTTCTCATTTGCAATCGTTGTGAAAGTCTATTCTGGACAGTGGTTGCTGGGTCGGCATTCTCGTAATGGTCATGTATTTTACTTGTTGATGAGCCTACCATTAACTTGGCCATATGTTGTTGAGCAAGGTCTTTTTCTGTGTCTTCAAAATGAGCAATAGGTAAAACACTCTTTCGTTTTGCCTTAAAGCCGTCTTCATGTTCAGTGTGAAAAAACTTACCATATGAGTCCAGATAATCAAAATTTGTTTCTGATATAGTCTTATTAAATGTATCATGGGTAATCATTCTACTTGCAATCATACCTTCATTTAGATTAAAGAGAACATTAGCCGGTCGTTTGAATTCATATCGTATAACATTCAATAGGTCATTCTCTACATCATTACTTGATGTGTTGGTGATCTGATAGTTATACTTGAAAGCGGCAGGTCGAGCAATAGAGCCGCCTAGTGCTAACATGGATTCAATAGACCTGAAGAAGAAACCATTGGTCGCCTCATAGAAAACATAACCAGTATTATTATATGATCCAGATGTGGCATTATTTCCCATTAACTTAATGGCGTCAAATGGTTTTAAATTTGGTATTACATACTTGGTGTTAGTCTTCGTAGGCTCAAATATAAATCTCTTTTTACTATTCAGTCCATCTTTACTGTGCAATATCTTTTGAACACCTTCCTCAACAGGACCAGAAAATGCCTGACTTATTCTGTTAAATGAATTGAAATACATCTCTTTTGAACAGAAATATATTTGATAGTATTGAGCACGAGGATTGGTCTTGTCTTGTTGAGCACCCTCTATCTTGTATATGTGGTAAGGGTGTCCTTCATCTCTTACGGCATTCACACCAGGCAGACCCGGTGTATTAAATGATAGTTCTAATTTTTCTAAACCTGTAATAGGCAATACTGATCTTACATCTTGTGAGTCATAGACTAGTAATGAGCCATGTATGAAACCAGAAAATATATCTTCGGTAAGTTCTATGTTTGTAGTGATCTGTTTAATGTCCATCTCATACATTCGGCCTTCTTCCTCATTCTTACGATATGATAATATCTTTACGGTGTTGAGGTTGTAATCACCAGCCTGTGATATGATATTTGGATTATCTGATATGTCTGCCATGATCCATTATTTCCTTACCAACTTACTAAATTCTTGTTCAAATGTTGGTAGATAAGCAGGATCAAGTAATTGAATTTGTCTCTTTTCTTCTTGCAGTCTTCTTTCATATTCATAATTTGATACAGCTTCAGCACCTGTAACATCACTATTCACTTCAATTTTGTGTGAGTAATCTTCAGGACCATTTGATGTTGTTCTACCACTTGATTGTGTGATTTCATAATGATGTATGGCACCTGGATTTGAATACTTGTCTTTTACAAATTGTTCAAAACCATAATCACTTAACGGCCAACCATAATATCTATCTGTTATATTGTTCATTAAGAATATTAAATAGTGATATGTTGAATCACCATAAATCTTGTAAGCAACTTGCTCTGGTGTTTCACCACTTCTTATATCATACTTATCAAGCAAAGAAGCATTGTCTTTTATAGAACTTCGTATTTTAACTCGTCTCAATATATCTGTTACAAGTTTATATTCGTTATTGCCTGCTATGTCGTATGCTAGTTTTGGAAACTTTGTAAAAAAACTCATTAATATCCTTCGTAGATTTCGTCTTTAGTTATGAATTGTGTTTCAGTAAATTGTAATGTAATTTTAGTTGAAACTGGAGCACCACCTTTAAACGCACTAAACTGTTCTTCAGGACCATAAACTACGTCCATGCCTTTTAGAACACATCTTGCTATTTTGTTTAGATGTTGGTTTGCTTCACCTAAATGAGCATAGTGTATTTCAAACTCACTTGGCACTCTAAACAATCTACCACCAGCACCTTTGTCTAATGTCGGGTGCATATGATACTTGAATAGAAATACAATATTCTTTACTGCTTCCATTTCTTCTCTGTTTCTAGGGAAGAATTCAAAGTTATAATCAAATGATCTAAAGTTTGGTTTTTCAAAAAACTGTTCTTCATGTGGGTTAATAGCAACACCAAATGCCTTACTCATTAACTGTCCAGGTGATCCAATTTCTAATGACTCACCTACACCATCAATTAATTTTTTACCTATATCAACACCAGCACCAGCGGCGCCTCTTACGATTGCTTTAATTTGATCACTTGTGCTCTCTGCTGATTTTGCTTTACCTAAAGCGGTTGCTATAGTTCCTGATAAATCTGTTTCTTTTGTATTATAATCCATACCATAACTTACTTTAACTCCTGGTGGCATATACAATGCTATAGCGGCAGTTGTTTGTGAGTGAGTTGGAAATTGTGATAATACTGAATTCTCTGATGTCAATGGTTTTATTGTCTGTTTTGTTTTAGGGTCTTTCAACGATCTCATACTTGCTACTGTCGGTGATCCTGTGTCAAAGTCACCACTAGCAGAACCAAAATTTATTTTGTTACCTAACTGACCAGCAATCATTAAGTCTTGTGAAGCGTTATCAAACTTATTTGAGATAGCATAAAACAGAATATAATGTCCTAATTCGTTTTGTGTTAAGTCTATCGGATATTGTATATAACTGAATTGTAATGGATCATTGTCCATTTTTTCTTTAGTGCTATAGTCTATTTCTAATGGCGACTTCTTCAATAGTTCAGCGGCCACTTTTGCTTGATTGCCTGATATAGATGGTGCGAAACCTGATGTGATACCACTAACACCACTGATTGCCTTATTGACAAAACCAGTTGCCATACCTTTTAAATGTGAGGATGCTCTTTTTAACATGTGATAAATACCTTTGTAATAATAGTAATATTTATAATGAAAAAAAGAAGATCGCATAAAGGTATTTACAAACCAATCAATCCAAGCAAATATGCTGGTGACCCAACAAGAATCGTATGGCGTAGTTCATGGGAGTTGCGTTTTTGTAAATATTGTGATAAAACAGACGATATAATCTATTGGGCAAGTGAAGAATTGGCCATACCCTACACTAATCCAATCACTAGGAAGCGTCATAGATACTTTCCTGACTTTATCATAAAAACCAAAAAAGGCAAGCGTTATATGATAGAAATAAAACCACTAGCACAGACTAAACAACCTAAACCTAGACTAAAGAAGTCAAGAACATTTATGATGGAGAGTTTAGAGTATATCAGAAACGTAGCCAAATGGCAAGCCGCTGATGTATATTGTAAAGACAATGGTTTAGAGTTTAAAATCTTTACTGAAAAAGAATTAGGTATTTCTTAAGCGGAATATCCTTCAACGCTCTTATCAAAATAATTATCACCTGAAGATGTACTAATACTGCCTGAATACATATCGGCCTTCTTAACATCATTTTGACTTGTTATATTTGTAGGTTGGTTATTAACGATAACTGTTTGATTGCCTGATTTGTTATCACTTACTAATCCCTTTGCCTGATCTTTTGTCTGTCTTTGAATTTTATCATCTCTTAACATTTGATCATCTGGCGACACCATCTCGTCTGGCGCTGTTTTGTATTTTGCTATGTAATCTTTATTCTTCTTATCAAATTCAAGTTTATCTTTACTTAATTTATCAATCATTCTTCTACGTTCTTGTTCGTTAGAGTCTAAACTTTTCAAGTAATCCATTTGACCATTCGTATCTAATTTATTATATTCACTAAACTCCGCAGGTGTCATTATGCCTGAAGCACTATCATAACCTGATGTGCCTGATTTTGTTATATTTGCTGTGCCATATTTTTCACCTTTAGATTCAGCAAATGCCTCGTTCATAGTAGCACCACCATCATATGCTCTGTCTCTTGACATTGGATTAACAGAAGCGTCGGCATATTTATTTTTTACACCTGTCTCATTAACTGTTTCGCCAAGTTCTTGTGTTGCCTTTGTTTCTAATTTTAATTTCTTTTTAACAAAATCTGGTAATGGTAACTTTTCTATAAGAGAATTGATAATAGTTTTAACTCTATCTCCTAGAGCACTAAAGAAATCTGAAATAGGTGCAAAGATACCCATTATACTTGATTTGATAGCGGCAGTATTGTTTGCAAAATTTGTTTTCATTTCACTAATCATATTTGTAAAGGCAGTTGAAATGTATTCTGGTATTCCAGTGATAAAAGATAATAGACTTTCACCTATTTGCTTAATCACCTGTATTGCTGGATCAAAAAATTCAAGAAGTAATTTAGTAGGCAATGTTACAAGATTTAACAAACTTTGTCCTAAGTCTTTTAATCCACCCATTATATCTCCTGTCACTATTTTTCCAAGACCAGTAATCAATGGACCAATGATGTCTATTATACCTTCAATAACTCTACCTATACCACCAATAATATTTTTAAATAACCAATCAAAACCATTTTTAAATGCTTCTATCATTGGAGCACTATCTTGTGCCATCTTTTTAATCTTATCTATAGCAGGCGTTAACGCCTTTATTATTTCATCTGAATATTTAAATAATAGAAATAAACCACCAGCAATTAAACCTATCGGTCCTAATGGTCCTAAAAATCTAAAGAAAGATCCGCCTTTAGAAAAGAGTTTCGCTAAT